GGTATGAAAGCCTTCGTCAGACCTAACAATGTTAGGGTAGGGTAAACCCGTGGACGCGCAAAAACCCGCTGGGTCGAAACCGAGCGGGTTGGGTTGGGCTTAGATTAGAGCGGCTTGCGCCACCCTAACAATGTTAGCCTTCTAAACCAGTGATACCGTATGCTTTCAAAGCCGCAAGTAATGAGCCCCTGAAAATTTTGCCTTTCGCGCTCAGTTGTTCGTCATCACGTGATAACCGTTTGAACGCCGCCGTCATTTCCTCAGTGATGTACATGTCTGGCGAGCGCTTCGCCGACCCTGCGCCGCCGCTCTCGGTCTCGGTCTCGCCGTCCGTCTCAACATCGGCAACCCAGCCAAACAGCTCGCGATTCTTTGCATCGGCCTCGCCGTATCCCTTGATGTCACCCCAGATTTTCGACATGTTGGACACTTCACGAACGGCGCGATACGCTTTATAGAATGTATCTTTTTCGCCCGCAAACTCTGGGCTCGCCTTCTTTAGCTCGCCAGCATCACGGAACGTAAACCAAGCGAAACCAAACGCGTCATTTAACGCCGCCGCATAGGTACGGTTTGCGCCGTATGCTGAGCGCTCAGCACCCCCCAAACCCTGCGCCGCCGATAGTGCGCCTTGCCTTGCCTCAACCAGAGCGGCAGTAGGAACGAACGCGGTAGCTGTAGTAACTGTTGACATGATGATTAACCCTTTTGAAGTATCACCAAGAAACAAGACGTTTCCTGAAGTGATGCCTTATTATAACTTAAACGTACCACAATGTGTTACCAATAATCAAACTAATTTCTCAGGGGGGTATGGCCTAACAATGTTAGCCTGCGCGCTCAGCCGACCCCCACCACCCCGAATCTCAGAGAAAAGAGTCCCGTACTCTATACATATTGTTCCGCTCAAAAGATATTGCGTTTTCAAAAACACCCCCCCATTATGTATTTCAATTTGACCCCCCACCCCCTATTTTATTTTTGGTACATTCTGCGCCCACCCCTAGGTACATTCTGCGCCCACCCCTAGGTACATTCTGCGCCCACCCCTAGGTACATTCTGCGCCCACCCCTAGGTACATTCTGCGCCCACCCCTAGGTACATTCTGCGCCCACCCCCACCCCCCTATTTTATTTTTCACTCCCCCCGGTAAGTCGCCCTTTTTCAAAACCCCCCCGGGTACTTGGCTAAAATAAATTGACGGGGGGTATATATTTTTGTTATAGTTTGCCTACCCCGATCCTTTTGGGTGCTACGAAATACCAATGCTAAACATTGAGCCGACTTCGGAACATCACGTTCCATTTGATTTGTCCGATGAGTTGCCACTCACTCATAAGGACGCAGTGACGATTGCTGCTAATACCGCAGGCCTTATTGAAGAGCTTGGGGGTTCACTTGACTTTGACGAAAAGGCAGGTAGGCAGGCGCTCGACCTAATAAAGAATTCAAAGCCGTCGGCGAAACCAAAACACGTTACTGAATCTGCTATAGCCGCAGTGCTGCGCAGCCAAGTAAAGACGCTGGACTTCCAAGCGTTCGAGGATATTCACCAAGCCCGAAACTTCATCACGAATAGGCTGGTTGAGTTAGCCGTGTGCGGAGACACGAAGCTAGAGATCAAGGCGTTAGAGCTACTTGGCAAACACAGCGATGTTGGTTTGTTTACAGAGCGCAGCGAGATCACAGTACATCACACTACTAGCGAAGCGCTAGAGAACTCTATTAAAGAACGCGTTAAGCGCCTGCTCAATGCAGACATCGTGGACATTAATCCGGTGCCAAGTAACTCACTAGATGAAGAGCTAGGCACGCCGTTTAAAGAATACACCCCAGAAGAAGACACCGAAGCGCCGGAAGAAGACACCGAAGCGCCGGAAGAAGACACCGATGAGTGAAACTACACTCAAGGACATTGCAGCCCTACTTGATTCGGGCAAGCTATCGGAGCGGGACCTGTCTGTGCTGGAAGCTCAGCTAACTAAGCTGGAACAGCTAAAAGAGCGGGAGCTAATCCAGAAGCGGTTCATGAAGTTCGTGGAAAGGGTGTGGCCTAGCTTTATTGGAGGCCGACATCACGACCGAATGGCCGCAGCATTTGAGCGAGTGGCTAATGGAGAGTGCAAAAGACTCATCATTAACATGCCACCACGACACACAAAGTCAGAATTCGCGTCATATCTGCTCCCAGCGTGGTTTTTGGGCAAGTATCCGGGCAAAAAAGTCATCCAAACGTCCCACACAGCCGAATTAGCGGTGGGATTCGGGCGAAAAGTACGAAATTTAGTGGATACGGAGCTGTACCAGAGCATCTTTCCGGAACTACACCTGCAATCTGACTCCAAAGCGGCTGGTCGGTGGAACACATCCAAGGGTGGCGACTACTTCGCTATTGGTGTGGGCGGTGCGGTGACCGGTAAAGGTGCCGACATCCTGATTATTGACGATCCGCACTCAGAGCAAGAGGCTGCCATGGCAGCTAGCAACCCAGAAGTCTACGATAAGGTGTACGAGTGGTATACGTCTGGGCCTCGACAGCGTTTGCAGCCGGGTGGGGCGATTGTTATCGTTATGACCCGTTGGGCCCAGCGAGATTTGACTGGTCAGGTGATTAAATCGTCTGCACAGCGTGGTGGTGAGGAGTGGGAGGTCATTGAGTTCCCAGCTATCCTACCTTCGGGTAAACCCTTATGGCCCGAGTTTTGGTCCATGGAGGAACTTACTGCGCTGCAAGAAGAACTCCCTAATTCTAAGTGGCAGGCACAGTACCAGCAGAACCCAGTAGGTAACGAAGCAGCTATTGTTAAGCGCGATTGGTGGAAATGGTGGGAGAAAGACGAGCCTCCATCATGTGAATATATATTGCAGACGTGGGATACGGCGTTTGAGAAGAACCAGCGGGCCGACTACTCTGCGTGTACGACGTGGGGCGTGTTTAACAACAAAGAAGATGGGACGGCGAACCTCATACTATTAGATACGTACAAGAAGCGGGTCGAGTGGGTTGAGCTAAAGCGTGACGCGCTAGCACAATACAAAATGTGGGAGCCAGACGGACTTCTGATTGAGAAAAAGGCAACGGGCGCTCCGTTGATCTATGAGCTTAGGTCGATGGGTATACCGGTCCAAGAATACACGCCAAGTCGTGGGCAAGACAAAATCGCCCGTTTGAACAGTGTTTCAGACATAATTGCGTCTGGGAAGGTATGGGTCCCCCGTACGCGTTGGGCCGAAGAATTAGTTGACGAGATAGCGGCGTTCCCATCAGGTGAGCACGATGACTTAGTTGACGCTACAACTTTAGCGCTTATGCGTTTCCGCTCCGGGGGCTTCTTGCGTCTTCCTTCAGACGAGCCCGAAGATTTAAAATGGTTTAAGAGTAGGCGCGGTGAGCGCTATTACACAGTGTAAGGACACATCATGGCAATTGATAAAGGTTTATATGCAGCCCCTCAGGGCATCATGGACGTAGAAGACTTGGCTGATATGCCAGCTATTGAGATTGAGATTGAAGACCCCGAGTCAGTAACTATTGGCATTGGGGACATCGAGATTAATCTTAGTCCTGAAGAACCATCGGAGGAAGACTTTGATGCCAACCTCGCCGACTTTATGGATGACTCAGAATTACAGAGTCTAGGTGGGGAGCTGGTCAATGATTTTGAGAAAGACATCAACGACCGCAAAGACTGGATGCAGACCTATGTAGATGGTATGAAGCTCTTGGGCCTCAAGTACGAAGAACGTACTGAGCCATGGGAAGGCGCATGTGGGGTGTTCCACCCAATGTTGACCGAGTCCGTTGTGCGCTTCCAAAGTGAAGGCATTATGGAGACGTTTCCAGCCGCCGGTCCCGTTAAGACGCAGATTCTGGGTAAAGATACGCCTGAGAAAACGGAGGCGTCCGCCCGTGTTGTCGAGGACATGAACTACCAACTAACGGAAGTAATGACGGAGTACCGCCCAGAGCACGAGAAGATGCTGTGGAACTTGCCTATTTCTGGCTCCGCGTTTAAGAAGGTCTACTTCGATCCTAGTAGGGGCCGCCAAGTAGCGATGTTTATCCCAGCCGAGGACATCGTCGTTCCTTACGGAGCGTCTAGCCTAGAGACTGCTGAGCGTGTAACGCATGTAATGCGTAAGACAAAGAACGAGGTTGTTAAGCTACAAGACGCAGGATTTTACTCAGACATTGATCTGGGCGAGCCTAAGTTTGAGCTCGACGATATTGAGAAGCAAAAAGCGGAAGAGATGGGCTTAGCGGCTTCCGAGGACGACCGCTACCGACTCCTTGAAATGCACATTGAACTGGATCTAGTTGGGTTTGAGCATAAAGATAAAGATGGTGAATTTACCGGGATTGCGCTTCCGTATGTAATCACTATTGATAAGAACACTACGCAGATCCTAGCTATACGGAGAAATTGGTACGACGGCGACGAGTTACACACCAAGCGCCAGCACTTTGTGCACTACCAATACATACCCGGGTTTGGCTTTTATGGATATGGTCTCATCCATCTTATCGGGGGCTACGCCCGGTCCGCCACCATGATTATTAGACAGTTGGTGGATGCAGGAACTCTATCGAACCTACCCGGTGGACTCAAATCGAGGGGCTTGCGTATTAAGGGAGATGACACTCCCATCCAGCCCGGAGAATTTAGGGACGTAGATGTCCCTTCCGGATCGATCCGTGACAACATCTTACCACTCCCATACAAGGAACCAAGCCAAGTTTTGATGGCGTTGTTCCAAAATATTGTGCAAGAAGGCCGCGCCTTTGCCTCTAGTGGGGATATGAACGTATCTGACATGAGCGCTAACGCCCCTGTTGGAACAACACTAGCGATTCTTGAGCGCACGCTAAAGGTAATGGGCGCTGTGCAAGCACGTATGCACTACTCGATGCGCCAAGAGTTTAGGCTCCTCAAATCAATCATCGCCGACTACGCCCCGGAAGAGTACGACTACGAGCCTGTTGAGGGTTCGCGCCGAGCCCGTAAGTCTGACTATGACATGGTGTCTGTGATTCCTATTAGCGACCCTAACGCCTCCACTATGGCGCAGAAGGTTGTTCAGTATCAGGCTGTATTGCAGTTAGCCCAGCAAGCCCCGCAGTTGTATGACTTACCGCTGTTGCACCGCCAGATGATTGAGGTGTTGGGGGTAAAGAATGCTTCTAAGCTGGTGCCGATAGAAGGTGATGCTGAGCCGACGGACCCGATCCAAGAGAACCAGAACTTAATAACCGGCAAGCCCGCGAAGGCCTTTATCGAGCAGAACCACGAAGCTCATATTGCTGTGCACACGTCAATGCTGCAAGACCCAAAGATTATGACGATTGTCGGGCAAGGTCCTACGGCTCAGATGTTCCAAGCAGCAATGATGGCGCACGTCAACGAGCACGTAGCCTTTGAGTATCGCCGACAGATTGAGGTGCAGTTGGGTCTGCCGATGCCTTCAGAGAAAGAGGGCAAGCGTATGCCAGAAGAATTGGCGGCGCAGGTTGCTCAGTTAGCAGCGCAAGCCTCGGTGCGACTTCTCCAACAAGACCAACAGCAAGCCGCCCAGCAGCAAGCTCAACAGCAAGCGCAAGACCCGGTACTACAGATGCAGATGCAAGAACTCCAGATCAAGATGAAGAAGTTGGAGCTTGACGAGAAGAAGGTCGCAGCGGACGCAGCAGCTAAGGCCGACCAGCTTGAAATTGAGCGCGAGCGCCTGCGCTCCCAAGAACGTATCGCCGGTATGCAGATTGGAGCTAAGGTTGAGGGCGACAAGCGCAGTCTGTCAGCTAAGACGCAGGCAGAGGGTGTTCGCATGGGGATTGACATCGCCAAATCAAAAGTCCAAGCCGCTCAGCAAAATCGGAGAAAAGACTAAATGAACGATCTAAAAGTACTAGAGTATCTACACAAGCAGATACTAGAAAGCTCTAAAGATAATGTTGATTTTCTAGCTGATGGGGGAGCAAAAAGTTTCGACGAGTATCGTCATGTCTGTGGGGTAATCCGGGGTCTTGCCCAAGCAGATACTTTAATCAACGACCTTGTGCAGAGATTGGAAAGAGATGACAACTAACATCGAGCAAACATTTAATATGGATGCTATCGACTTATCCGGGGTGCTAAACATTCCCCCCGAGCAGAAAGCTAAACAACTACCTGACCCTAGGACATTCCGCTTGCTTTGCGTAGTGCCAGAGGCTATGAAGGAGTTTGCAAACAGCGACGCTGGAATTGTTAAAACAAGCCAGTCAACGATGTTCGAGGAAGTACTTACTCCGGTTCTATTCGTAGTGAAAGTAGGCCCAGACGCATATAAAGACACCAGCCGGTTCCCAAATGGGCCGTCTTGCAAGGAAGGTGACTTTGTCATCGTCCGCCCTAATTCAGGCACCCGTCTGAAGATTCATGGCCGTGAATTCCGCATCATCAACGATGATTCGGTTGAAGCAGTTGTGGAAGACCCGCGTGGTATTACGCGTGCTAGCTAAGGAGTAAACAATGGCGAACAGAATTGACGACGAATTTGTCTTTCCCGACGAGAAGGAAGAAGTGGTAGCGTCTAAAGACGACGACGACTTTGAGATCGAGATTGAAGACGATACACCCGAAGAAGACAGAAAAAAGGTTGCTGCTCCCCCACCGGAAGACGTAACCGACGATGAATTAGCGTCGTATGATGAGAAAGTTCAGAAACGAATTAAGCGCTTTACCCGTGGATACCACGATGAACGCCGCGCAAAGGAGACCGCTGTACGTGAACGGTCAGCCGCAGAGGATTTTGCCCGCAACATTCTAGCGGAAAACAAGCGCTTACAGCAGCAAGTAGCTAGTGGCAGTGAAGTTTATATCGCGCAGTCTAAAACTGTAGCCGAAAGTGAACTTAGCTCCGCAGAACGTAGTTATCGTGAGGCGTACGACAACGGCGACTCCGAAGCAATAGTAGCTGCGCAGCGTAGAATTGCTCAGGCCACAGTGAAGCTGGATAAAGTCGGCAGCATGAGGCCTTTACAAGTTAGCGAAAATGAAGTACAAATACCCCAACGCCCTACAGTTGACGAACGCGCCGAAAAATGGCGTAGCAAAAACGAATGGTTCGGTAAAAACCGGTCCATGACTGCGTTTGCTTTAGGGTTACATTCAGAATTAGTAGAAGATCGTGGTATAAATCCTACGTCCGAATCGTATTATCGTTCAATTGATAGTACTATACGGAAGAAATTCCCCGAACAGTTCGGGAGCGATGAGGATAATGATGCGCCTCCACAAGAAGCATCAGAACCGGCTTATGAGGAAGAATCCCCACGCCGTGCAACAAAACCGTCTACCGTGGTAGCCTCGGCTGCCCGTAGTACACCGCCCAACCGCATCCGGTTAAAGGCATCAGAAGCTTCGATTGCTCGCAGGCTTGGGGTGTCATATGAAGACTATGCGCGACAGGTTGCTAAACTAAAAAGAGGTGAATAATGGATCAGTCTAATAAACAAACTCGTGCGCCCCGTGAGGCTGAAAGCCGTAACGTATCGTATCGACCAGAAGCATGGCGTCCTCCAGAGACACTGCCTAGCCCAGATAATCGTCCGGGTTGGTCACATCGTTGGGTACGTCTAAGCACTCTGGGAGTTTCTGATCCCGGTAACATTTCTTCTAAGTTCCGCGAAGGATATGAACCCTGCAAAGCAGATGAATACCCTGAGCTTATGATGCACGCTTCTACCGAAGGTCGCTTTATCGGCAACATCGAGGTAGGCGGATTATTGCTCTGTCGCATCCCTGATGAGTTTATGGGCCAACGTGCGGCATACTATGCCAAACAAAACCAAGCTCAGATGGATTCGGTTGACAATAACTTTCTAAGAGACAGTGATCCTAGGATGCCTCTTTTCTCTGACAAGAAGTCCAAGGTCACTTTTGGTTCTGGTTCTTAATTTTTAGGAGTCCTTAAATGGCTTTAATCGCGTCCCCCTATGGGCTACGTCCCATAAATCGCGTTGATGGCATGCCTTATGCTGGTGCAACAGATACTTTTCTGATTGACCCTGCTGGCGAAGCTACCAACATTTTCTACGGCCAAGTCGTTGTTATCGGAGCTGATGGCTACATTGCTATCTCCACCGCTACTGGCGCAGACATTACTACCAATAACCTTGGTGGTTCTGGCGTAGGCGCTATCGGCGTTTTCGTTGGCTGCGAGTATGTAAATGCTCAAGGTCAAGTAATTAACGCTCAGTACTACCCTTCTGGCACTACTGGAGTAGTTACTGCTATGGTCATCACTGACCCTAACGTAGCGTTCCAAGCTCAGTTGGATGGTTCTGGCGCTCAAACAGTTCTAGGTACTAATACATTCTTTGCCGCTGTGCAGAGCACCGCTACGGGTTCTACTCGTACTGGTAACTCTACTAGCGCTTTGGATGCAACTGTTCAGACTGCTGCCGCAGCCTTCCGTATTGTTGGTTTTGTCTCACCCGCAGGCGATGCTTACACTGACGTGTTGGTAAAATTTAACCCAAGCGCACACAGCTACTTAAATGCTGTTGGCCTGTAAGGAGTAATAGAAAATGGCAATCTCACGCAGTCAACTACTTAAAGAGCTGTTACCGGGCTTGAACGCTTTGTTCGGCATGGAATACAAGCGCTATGGCGAGCAACATAAGGAGATTTACGAAACTGAATCTTCTGACCGTTCTTTTGAAGAAGAGACCAAGCTATCTGGCTTCGGCACTGCACCTGTTAAAGCTGAAGGCTCTGCCATCGCTTACGACAACGCGCAAGAAGCATGGTCTACTCGCTACAACCATGAAACCATCGCACTAGGCTTCGCCATCACTGAAGAAGCTGTTGAAGATAACTTGTACGACAGCTTGTCTGCTCGCTACACGAAATCTTTGGCCCGTGCTATGTCTTACACCAAGCAAGTCAAAGCAGCCGCTATTCTGAATAACGGTTTCAATGCTACTTATGCTGGTGGTGACGGTGTTGCTTTGTTTAGCACAGCACACCCAACCGTTGGTGGTGGCACGAACTCAAACACCGCTGCTGTTCAGGTAGATTTGAACGAGACTTCTTTGGAAGCCGCCGTTATCCAAATCGCCGCTTGGACGGATGAGCGTGGTCTGTTGATCGCTGCTAAGCCACAGAAGTTGGTGATTCCCCCTGCATTGATGTTTGTTGCTGACCGTCTGTTAAAGACTGAAGGCCGTGTTGGTACCGCTGATAACGATATTAACTCATTGAAGCAGATGGGCTCAATTCCCGGTGGCACCACCGTGAACAACTTCTTGACGGATACAAACGCTTGGTTTATCTGTACTGATGTTCCTAACGGTATGAAGCACTTCGTGCGTACCTCTATGAATACCTCTATGGACGGTGACTTTGACACCGGTAACGTACGTTACAAGGCCCGCGAGCGTTACAGCTTCGGCTGGTCAGACCCATTGGGCATGTGGGGTTCATCAGGCTCAAACTGATGAAAAGCTAAGAAGGGCTCCTCACAAGGGAGCCCTTTTTTAGTGGGTAAATACCCTTACGCTATCGAAAAGCCTATGCTACGATAGGCCGTTAAACTAGGAGTTACCATGAAACCTGTTGTCATTACGCTATCCGACGCCTCGGGTGGGGTTTTAGTTACGGCACCTGTAGCATTAGATCACTACGCTATTATTGGAAACATTTCCATCCAAGTGCTAGTCACAGGTACCGCGAACTACACAGTTCAGTACACGTTTGACAACCTTTTTGCAAACACATATAACCCCGCTACCGGGAATTGGACTGACCACCCAGAGTTAATCTCGCAAACTACCACAGCAGACTCTAATCTCGCGTTCTTGGTTACAGGTATACGCCTCAAGCAGTCAAGTGGAACGGGGTCTACCCGCTTAACCGTTATTCAGGCGGGGTAATTATGTCTATAGCACCAACAACTGGAATCGTATCCGTAGCGCCCTTTGCCCCAGCCGTGGGGGATTTGGTGCGCACAGTGGTGGACATGTCTGCGGACCCAAAATACCTATTGGCGGACGGCTCTGCGGCGCTTAAAGCCGACTACCCGAAGCTTTTTGCGGTTATTGGCGATTCTGTATACCCACCAAATACCGCCATAGCTACACCCGCTGTAACACCTCCCGGGGCTGCAAGTGGGTGCGCATCTTCTGCGGACGGGACGTATATTGTTATAGCAACTGGTGCACCAAATTTCGTTTCCTTTTACAAGTTTGATGGGACCAACTACGTAAAAATGGCAGACCCAGCAGCGCTGCCACCCGGAGCCGCAAGCGGTGTGTCTTGTGATGACGCTGGCGTTTATTGGGCGGTCACAACAGGCGCTCCTAACTACATCACGCTGTACAAGCGAACCGGAGAAATCTTTACAAAGATTGCTGATCCTACTGGTGGCATAGCTGCTGCGGCGGCGGGTAGTAAATGGTCGGGGGACGGGAACTTCTTTACCGCTGTGTACGGCGCACCGCCATTCATGGCTAATTTTGAGCGTAGTGGAGACACTTTTTCTGCTATGGCGCTGCCTCCTGCGGGGGACCTGCCGGGTGGCGCATCTAGTGGCGCTGCATGGAATACCACAGGAACACAATTAACAATACTTCAAGGCCCACCGCCTTACATGCTGAACTACTCGCGTAGTGGGTCAACACTAACTAAGTTGGCGAATCCGGCTGTTTTACCGACTGGCGCGTGTAGTCAGGCGTCTTATTCAAGCGATGGGGTGTATCTTTGTGTTGCGCACCCAGCGTCTCCGTTTTTGTCTTTATACAAAAAAGATAGTGGGGGCGTGTACAGCTATCTTGCGCCTCCTGCCGTCATGCCTGCCGCAGCAAGTTCCGGAGTCGGCATATCAGGTGATGCTAGGTTTTTGTTTCTACCTTACGGTGCGGTTCCGTTCTTTAATGTTTACAAAAAACGTGCTGACGACACTTTTGCGCTTATGCCGCTTCAGTTGGCCCCACCAACGGGAGCCTCAACAACATCCGCGTTTAGCGCAGACGGATCAACTATCGTATTGGCAAATGCGCCCCCGCCGTTTATGGGTACGTTTAAGGCTATTGCCCCGTATAACAAAGTGACTCACTTTGGTTTGCCCGCCCCCTCGCTTACTCAAGTAGAGGGCTCGCCAGTAGACTCGTTATTCTGGGTTCGCGCTAAAGACAAAGATTTTGAATAAGACTACGTAGGCCGATTTGAGGGTAATTTTTTGCCTGCGTAGTGATGTACACGGTGGCAGTTGGCGCATAGGGGTATGCACTTTTTAATCTCTTCCCGGGCCGCAGCGTACCGCCTGTTCGCTACAAGCACATTTACACTGGTTGTTTTGGTGGTGGGATCGACATGGTGGAAGTCAATTACCGCTGGGTGACTAAACCCACAGATTGTGCATGACAGCGAAGCTCTATAGCTAGCCCACTCAGCTTTTTCTTTTCGATGCTGTGCCTTAACTCGAGCCATCGACAGCTCTTTATTGCGGGCGTAGTATCTAGCCGAGTACTCGCGTTGCTTGCGCTTCCGCTCTTCCGGGTCTTTAATTGGCATGACGAGATTCTAGTTGCATTGAGTTACAGTAGGTGTTATATTTGCACTAACCCGGGGTTATCCGGTGTATCTGACAGTCCCGGCTGACGACATGCAGACAGATACATCACACTTGCATGTAAGGAATTATCATGGCAACCACCACATTCTCAGGTCCAGTCGTATCTACAAACGGCTTTGCAGGTCCCTACACAGACCTGACCATATTAACTACCGCCACACTGCCCGCCGCTTCAGCAGCCAACGCTGGACAGGTTCGCTTGATTAGCGACAACGGCGCTGGCGACAACGAGCATTGCTTGGTTATTAGCACCGGCGCTGCTTGGGTTACCGCTGTTGGCGCAGCCCTTAGTTAATTTAGCTCACCTCGGCAACGGGGTTTTACTGTTTTAAGGAGCTAAGTTATGGGTATGCAGTCTGATATTCTGGCAAGCCAAATTCGTACGACTGATGGCATGCTGACCGACCAAGCAGGCGATCCTATTGGCCGGTCTCGAGTACGTAGTGTTCGTGTCATTCCAGCCGCAGGCGCAGGTTCAGTCGTGTTAAAAGACGGTGGCGCAGGTGGCGCAACTAAAATGACGATTAACACGATTGCCAGTGCGACATCCGCTGACTACACCTTGGTTCCTGACCAAGGTTTGTTGTTTCAGTCCGGCATTTATGTGGATGTCACTACGGTCGCGTCTATTATGGTCTTTTA